AATTGTTGCCTTTTGCGCTTCTACTCCCGCCAAATGTGCCCCAGATTTACTCGTCGGTACTGCTGCCGCTGCTACATCATATACTTTTTCTACACCTTGTTGCAGAGCTGGTTCTAATTTCTCATAAGTACCATTCACAACTCCCGAAACAATTTCTGTGGTAATACCCTGTATTTTTTGAGAAATTTGGTCGCATAATTCTTCCACTTTAGCGTCAATCCAATTTGATGCGAGATTTGGAAATGATTTTAGATCCTGTAGATACTTAATCGCATTTTCAAGTTCTGTGGAAATTTTTTCCATCTTGGAACCTGGTTTTGCTGTCGCAAGTTGAAGTGTATCTCCGGTTCCACCATACCAGGCAAGTTGATTATTACTATTTGCGGTTTGTGGTGGAAGATAAACTGGAGACTCTTGTGCTTTTGTAGTTTGTTCGTTTTGTTCGTTTTTCTTTATTCTTGAACCATCATTTTGGATTCTGTTAGTATAACCAGTAAAAGGAACAAATGGAGATTTATATTCTTCATCTGTGTATTGACTTGTTCTTCCAAAACACCCAGATATCACGGGGATTTGAGCGTTATCTCCGTCCAGAAAAAATCCAAATACAACATCACCCGGTCTTACTTTGTGGTTAGTGCCATAATTTGATGCTCCGGTTCCATCGGATGTGGATAAAAGAATTTGAGCCCACGGAAGATCTTCATTTGGTAATTCTTCTTTATCCTCTGGGTGGTATCCTAGAATGCGAACCTTAAGTCTATTTCCCCATCCATCTTTATTGAGTTGCTTCTGAACTTCTTCTGGCGCAACCTGCCCTATCCACCAACGGAATCCGTCTCTACCAATAAAATGACTTTGGAGTAGTGATTGATCTAACATTTATTTTTTAATTCCAAAAGTGTCTCTTATTAATTTTAATGATGTATATGAGTTATTAGCATCAAAATGATGACAAAGTTCTTTAATCATATATAGACCACTTGTTTCAGTATCATATTCCGTAGCAGAACCTCTTGTGATTCTAGGGAACAAGCATTCAATCTTATCACCCGCTCTCAAATTAGTATTAGATGGGATCATTACATTTAATGATTGGGTGAAAAGAAAATTATATCTCATTAATGCCTGAGATTGGTGCTCCATAGGGTCAGCGTTTGCTTCTGTTGAAACTCCAACTTCTACAGTACCAATATCTAATATTCCGGTAATAATTCTGGATGGAATATCTCCAAGATTTACTGAAGAATTATCATTAATATTTGGCAATTTAAGTTCTTCTTGTCCTAGATTTATCGTTTTATTTTTATACTGCGATAGTTTAAAATCTGTTTTTCCAGGAGACGTAATTGTTCCATTAAGAGGATTAAAAAATACTCTATGACAGGCATAAGAACCTAGTCTTAATTTTTCAATTAAATTTTGATTTCTTTCTGTGTTATAATTGAGAATTTTAAAATTATTTTGACCGGAAGATCTTTCACCATCAACACCATAAGATTGAGTTGCTTCACTATAAGTAATTGTTGCTTTTTTAGTTTGCGAACTCAGAAAATCAATCGATCTAAATTGAAATCCATCTACAGTTTGGTAAAAGAAAAATCCAGCAGTTCCTTGCCCCGAAACTGAACTTGTTTTATCATCAGAAGAGGAAGGAACACTTTTTGCCGCCAACCAAGTTAGTACCGTAAAGGGTTTTCTCATATTTCCAATAAAATTATAACGATTTGATGTCTTATCAATCGTACCAATTTTATTTGCCTTCAGAACGTCATTCAGAATTTTGGATACTGATTCATTTATGGGTAATGAATATTTTTTTGCCACTCTTGTAGTTTCATTCGTAATTGCCTCTCTTGATACTAAGTGTAATGTGAAACTTTCGCTATTGTTTTCAGAAATTACATCAGAAATACTGGATACATAAAGATAAGTTTTCGAATCTGTAGAAAAATCTAATCCAGGGTTTGTTGAAGAATTTCCGGCAATTTTTATAGAAACTCTTTCTCCACCTCTCAGAGGAAGTCCGTTGTAAATGGATTGTTTTTGTCCGTCCTTACTATTTGGTGCGGCAATCGTATTTCCTGTATTTACAACTCTTATTTTAGCGGTAATAGTTGGTGAAAAAATATCTTCATAATAATCAATCATCACAGATCCCAGAGCAATATCAACTCTTCTGGACCTATCATTAGATTCTATAACTATTTCTTGAAATACAGATTGCTTTATTGACATTTATAAGTAAGTTAAATCTAATAAGAGTTTGTTTTTCATAAAGGTATTTAACATAGAATATTCAGAACTCATTTGTATATAACTTCCACCTCCACCTCCAGATAATATCATTTGCTTCCCGGTTGATGAACGATCATCAATAACAACTATTTTCCTACCTTGTCTTTCTTGAACTATTCCTTGTAAAAGATTCATAGTATAATCATTATTTTGCATTTCAACTGATTGTTCTGGATTAGGAATAGAAGGTTGTTGAGTACTGGGAACTAAAGGAGTAGAAGGTTTTGGAGGATTTGGTGATGGTGCGGTTTGTGTATTAGCAGGTGAGAATTTTCCATTATTTGGATTTTTAGTAAGTAATAATAAACGAACATATTGATCTAAAATAGCGGCATAATTTGAATTATCATTTCTTGCCCCACCATATCTAGTTTCACCTTTTTTTGTATCGTATTCTAGGTGAATATGGGGTCCACTAGAAGTTCCAGTATTCCCAACTCTAGCAAAAGACGTTCCAGCTGGTATTTTACCAGATGTAATGATTACACCACTTAAATGCGCCATTCTTAATTGTATTCCATATTCAGGAACCCAAATATCCATTCTTATTCCATATCCTCCACCAGTATCACCTTGTCTTACAACTTCACAATCTACCCTCAAAGCAATATAAGTTCCAAAAGGAGCGGCAACATCAATTCCACCATGAGATCCATGTGGTCTCCAATCTCCAACAAGACTTGTAATTTGAATATAATCAACACCCTTACCAAGAGATTTTGTAAAGACATCTCCTTTTCTTAAACGGCGTTGTCCTGATGGTGGTTGTACTGGTGGTCTGGTTGGTGTTGTTTGATTAGGTGACTGATTTTGCGTAAAAGAAGAAGGAACAGGTGCCGGTTGACCTTTGTATTTTGTTCCGGATGTTTGAGAACCCGAACCAACAAAAGTCCCAAATTTATTATCACCAGGATTTCTTTGTATAATGTCTGTTGTGCTACCTGTAGGAGTAGGCATATCTCTTCCAACAAAGTCAGTTCTGTTTTGAATAAATTCTGCAGCCTTTTTTTGTAACGAAGGATTCATTATATTTCTGGCAACACCTTGTATTGTAGAAACTTCAAATCCAGTTGCTTTTGCTGCAGACTCGGCATCTTTAATCTGAAACCACTCTGGATTTGTATCTCTAGATGGATTTGGTTTTGGATATCTGCGAGTTGGTTCATATTGTGTGCGATACAATATTATATTTCTAATACTTGTTCCTCCCGGAAAATTACCTGCTCTCGCACGATTATAAATTGATTGAGCCACATCTGCCTGTCCCTGAGGATCACTATCTTCTCTTGCAGCAACTGCTACTAAGGTCCAAAAATCAGAGTTCTTACCGTCTATAGGAGATTGCTGTGGAGGTTGCTGTGGTCGATCAGTATATGCATCAGGTTCTTGAGTAATTTCACCGATTGGAGGAACATCCTTAAAGGGCGCAAATAAAACATCAAGAGCAGATGATAGTCCATCTCCCAAATCATCAAGAGATTTTGTTAATTCACCGATAGAACTTTCCATCAATCCAGAATTGTCACTAAAATCAAATGCGGAAAGATTTTTTAAAGCTGAATCAAAAATTCCCGTTATACTTTTCATCACATTAAGTGTTTCGTCACCATAATTTTTTAAAATAGACCCAACAGTTCCAAGTCTTCCAACAAATTGTCCCCCCAAACTAATCCAGGTTGGAAGATTTCCCAATATCCATCCAGCAGTAAGATACTTAACAAATCCAAATAATCTATCTGTAATGTTTAAACCTCCATCAGATAAGGATAAAGATTTAGCACCACCAGATTTAGTAAGAAAAGCAGAACTAGTAATTACATTTTTTTGGATTTCTCTTCTCTCAAAATCACGGCGTCTATTCTTAAAAATTTTAACACTAGATAATAAATTTTTCTTTTTGGATATTCCTACGGTTAATGTATTTTGAATTGATTTTGTTGTCTTTGTAGTTTGTGAGGTAGTCGATCTTAACAAAGAAATTGGTGATGATATTGCCATTTTAGAACACTACATTATAATTAACCTGAGAATATAATGTATAAAAATTATCAGGATTTCCAGAAGGAATAAGTGGAACATCCGTAATTGTTTGTGAATTACTTGCGATCACAGATGATGATTGCTCCTCATTATTCCCAAGTACCACTATATCTGCTGGTGGTTCTGGTAAATTTCCAAGATTTGGTTTTGGTGGTGATTGTGGGTTAAATGGAAGTACTTCAAGACCAACTGGTCCAGATGGAGATTGTATTGGAATTGGATTTGGCTCCGGCAATCTCATTACACTCCAAGAAAATCCTTTAGATTCTACCCATCGTTTTGCTTGATGTTGTTCTACCGGACTCATATTTTTCCAAGCGGATTCAATTCTGCCTCTTGCGAACGCTTTATCTCTATTGTCAAAAGCCATTTGGAATTTATTCACCATTTCAGGAGTTGGTGGAGGAATTACCGGAGATTGTGGTTCTGCTACCGGTGATGATTTTGGAGCAGCAGAAGGAATCATAGGACTTTGTGGTTGGACTGATGATTGCGAAGATCCTTCTTCTACAGTACCTTTTACTTCCGGCGCCGGATTATTTAAAAAACCAAGATCTAATCCAGACCCAGACAAAAAATCTGACCCGGATTTCATAAGTCCAGAAAATCCAGAACTTACCGATTCGACAATTCCAGAAGGATTAAAATTAGAAAGATCTAATTCATTTCCGGTTAATTTCATTCCACCAAGAATATAAGCTGGTAATGGAATAGGAGCAAAGGTTGCTGCGGCATTTATAGCACTTTCAGCATATTTTCCTTCTTGAAAATTTTCGACGGCATCTATTGCGGTAGAAGTTCTGGCACCAATGCCAAGTGCTTTAGTTAAAAACGATAGTACACCAGATGCGCCAGCGCCAACAGCAGCAACAGGAGCAGCACCTCTAAGTCCTGATAATAATGATTTGACTAAACTGGCGATTGCCTTAAATGGAGATGTAGCAAGTGCTGATAAAGATTTAATAACTTTTCCAGTAATTCCTCCAATTCCTGATAGTACGGAGGTAAAACCTTTACTTAATGTTCCTAATGTAGAAGTAATAAATCCAAAAGATCCTTTTAGAAGATTTCCAATTTTAGTAAGTGCTCCAATTCCAAGTTTAACACTTAATTTAAATCCTTGTAGGATTTTATTACCAAAAAATCCAAATAATGCTCCAAGAGCAGTAGTTATTTTACTAAAAATTGAATTTACACTTTTTTCCGTAGAAGTTAATGGCGATTGAAGAGAAGCAGAAACTTTTTTTTCTAGTTCATTTTCTGCTCCTTGTCTAATTTTTGATTCTAAAAGTTTTTTTTCCTGCTCTCTTTCTTCTAAAAGATATCTTTGATCTAGTGATCTATCAGATTCTATTAACTTACCAATACCTCGAAGATTAACATTTGTTGTAAAAATTTCCGAACGAATAGTATTGAGTTGATCTTGAAGACCAACCAAAGAAGTTGATGGTATAGAATTTTCTTTATCCATTAGATTGATTCTTCATATTTTCTTCTTCAATATACTGATGAAGTAAATTAATATAAATTTCTCTCTCCCAAGGAATCATATTTTCTAACTCTTCTAAAGAGTATTTATGATGTTGAATTAGAGAAAAATTAGTTTTATAATATGACGCAAGATCCTCATGCGCCAATCCTAGGCGAAAAAACTTGTTAACCCTTCTAATGTAATATCACTTTCCACACCAGTATTGGGATTTTTGATTGAAATTGTATGAGAAAGTTTAGGCATCGTATTGAAGAATTCTTCAATTTCTTTAAATTGTTGAGAGGTCAATTGCTCTAAAAATTCTTCTAGTTCTTTTTTGGTAGAATCTGATGCAGGCCAAGACTCTTCTTCTGAGTAAATTTGATCTATACAAGATACAATCATCTCAAAAGTATCATCTACACCCATTCCCCCATCATTTGAGAAATTATTTTTAATAAATTCTTTCATAGAAGGATACTTCATTCTCAATTTCAAATTATCATCAAGTTTAATATCTTTAGAATGCTCTGGTTTTACCACAACAGAAATATCATCAAGATTTATTGTTACTGGAACCTGAGTTGTTCCATCGTCAGGGCAAGTTAAAAGAACATCAACATCTTCTCCGACAGATTTTCCGCGAATATTTAAGAAAATATATTCAATATCAAAAATTGATAATTGATCTACTTTAATACCTCTGGTAATAATACAATTTCCAATTACGGTCTTAAGTGCCTCGGCAATTTGCTTTGGATCTTCACTCTCCATAGCAATAATTAAAATCTTTTCTTCTTTTACAAGAAAAGGTCTATATTTAATTTCTTTCTTAATAGATGGTATTTCTAAACTATATGTCGGTGTTACAATCTTTGGTAAAGGCATTTTTTTTAATTCAAATCATATTAAGTATATTTAGTTAATAATTGGATCACCATAAGAATTAAAAAATCTTCTATTTACTTCTGCAGTAGTTTTTGTATCAATACTTCGATCATAAAAAACAACACCACTTGTTCCTCTAACTGGGACTAAAGTTCCGGTAGAATTATTATTGGTATTACTTTCCTTATTGTTATCATCACCAATAAATCTATTCAAACTTAATGCTCTACCAGCAATATAACGATCATATTTAAAAGTTGCCGAAATCTTTAAAACTTCCGATTGATTATAAGAAACTACTGGAGGACTTATACTCACAGGCCAGAGTCCAACAAAAGTGTATTCTATTTGCTTAAAATATTCATAATTTCTGTCAAACTTAATAATTTTAGTAAAACTTGTCTTGTAAGTTTCTGGATATTGCATTCTTACAAAATAATTTGCTTCTCCTTGATGTACGGGACCAGCAAATTGATTTCCTATGGGATTATGAGACCCACTCGAAATAAATTCCATCCAAGACTCTAAAAATTTTATCATTAAATAATTAGAATCAACATAAAAATCAAGAGTTATTTCTCCATATGTTCTGGCAACAGCAAAATTTTCAGAAACTCCGGTAAAATTTCCATCAACAGTTTTAGTAGTAAGATTAGATGCAGGTAATGATGCGTTATGGCACAAAAGACCAGCAGATTCAGCAATAAAAAATGGAGAAACTCCTTTTTTTATAAGGTAACTTTGTAGATCTGATGGAAGACCTCCAAATATTAACTGATAATGAGAGGTTTGCGCTAAATTAGTAAACAGCGGTTTAAAGTCTGATATTCTACGGATACTAGGCACTCTAAATACCTTTTATAAGTCTTAATAGTATAAGTATTTAGATGTCTTATAAAGGAAAGTATAAAGTTAAAAACCCAGAAAAGTATAAAGGCGATCCAACAAACATAATTTATAGATCTTTATGGGAAAGAAAGTATATGAAATATCTTGATGGTAATAGTAATATACTAGAATGGTCGAGTGAGGAGTTTTATATTTGGTATAAATCTCCAATAGATAATAAGAATACGGCACATAGATATTTTCCAGATTTTTTTGTAAAAGAACAATATCCTGACGGAAGTATTAAAAAATACTTAGTAGAGATTAAACCAAAAAAACAAACAGAACCACCAACAAAACCCAAGAGACAAACAAAAAGATATATTAGTGAAGTTTATGAGTATGCAAAAAATCAGGCAAAATGGGAAGCAGCAAGAGAATGGTGCTTAGATCGTGGTTATGATTTTGTTATTCTAACCGAAAAAGAACTTAATATCAAATCATAAAAATGGCAATCACAGGATACGAAAAACCAAAACTAGAAGATTACACTCTTGAAGAACTTAAAGAAATTGCTGCTTTTTATACGATTATTCACAGTTTCACAAAGAGCGGACAATCGAGTACTGCGTATAGTAGATTAACAAAAAGTCAATTAGTTTCTTTAATACGAAATGATGATGACTATAAGGATAAAAATCCAAAAGACTTTAGAAGAAGACCAGAACAAATCAGAAATAGAATTAGACCTATTTTAGAAGATCTGCGAAGAGTTTCAAGTTCTGATAAAAGAATGAATATGATATTAGAAGCAATTGAGAATACTAATCGCGGAATGTTTCCAGAAGCAGGAAAATATTATACCTACATTTATTATGCAAAAACGCCCAAATTACTTTATGATAGATATCCTTTGATTAAAGCAGGAGATTTATTATCAAAAGGATTTAGAGGATTTAACTATCACTTAGATAAAATAAGACAATATAATACATCGGATGGTGATCGTCTTATTACTGGATTATATGAAATTAGTCCAGCAGAGTTTAATTTATTACTGAGAGTAGCATATAAAAAATTAGTAAAAAATCCATAAATAACTAAAAACTATAAATGGCAATCCCCGCTCCGTTTAATTATAGATATCCACTTACAAAACTCGAAACATCTGATGATTATTTAAAAATTACTTTTCTTCAGTATGAGGCACCGGGACTTGGATATAGTTCAGGCACCCTTTCCTTAAGATCTTCTGATGATGTATATGGTAATGTAGGAGGCAAAGATGATTTTCAAAGACAGAAGGGGACTGTGGTATTACCAATTCCCGATAATATACAAGATAGTAATAGTGTGAAATGGGGTGAAGGTTC